ACCGCCTCTACCAGCCGCTGGTCCTCACCAGCGTCATTTGGCAGGGGTACCTATGGATCCTGTTTTTCTGCCGCTTGCTGGCGGTTGGGGGGCTTATGTTCACCAGCCTGTGGCTCGCGGTGTACGTTTACCGTTGGAGCAAGACCACGGAGGTTCAGCTCACAGCAGCGGAGAGGGCTGCGGCCAGCCTCTTCGAGAACGGATCTGAGGAGGTGGAGAGCGAGGACGACGAAGAGGTCATGGAAGATGACACCCACCAAGAGGACCAACGGTCTGCCATGCGCACCATCCGTCAAGGTGGTAGCAGCAGGCGCTCGAGGGCCTTCATCAGAGTGTGGGTGTCTGCGCTGCGCAGTGAATTCCCCCTGCGCAGCAACAGGGAGGCAGACAGGGGGGCGATGAGCATCTGGCTGACCAAGAAGCTCAGGGAGCGCAACATGCGCACCACACACATAGCCGACGCCGTGCCAAAGGTGGTGGCCATCGCCATCAATCGGTCAGCGGCCGAGGTGAAGTCGGACCTGATGCAGGAGAGTTCGGCAATCCGCACGAACCTGCAGCGGGTGTGGGAGCGCATTGCGGTTCTCCTCCACATTTCAGTGGGGGTCGCACCCTTGCCTGCAGCCCGCTAGGGAGGCCTAGTGATCACCCCCGCGCAGAGCACGCATGGAGACATCACGACCATGCTTGCGAACATGCGAGGGGTGTACGCTGAGATCACTGGGTACATGAAGAGGAGGGCGAGAGCCCTACAGACCCCCATGGGCTTGCCCACCCTGGGGGCACTGTACACACATGACAACACGGTCGGAAACTTGGTGCAGACAATTTACGAGCGCATCAAGGGCCGTGTGGTGGAGGGTGAGTGGGAACCCACCCTCCAGCCCCAGGCTGGCGCTTTCTTAGCGGCCAGCCTCCGGCGGTTTAGGGACAGGCTCTGTCGACGCCTGCCCCGCTACGCGCTCCGCGTGTCCAGGGAAGCCTTCCTGGATCACTACACGGGCCAGAAGCGGCGCAGGTATGAAGCAGCAGTACTGTCCCTGGGCAAAAAGCGTCTCCAACGCGCTGATGCCTACCCCGGGGTATTCCTGAAGGCCGAGAAATGGAAGGAAAAGAAGGCGGGACGCGCCATCAGTGCGCGCAGCCCGAGATACAACGTCGAACTGGGGCGGTACCTTTTGCCCTTGGAGAAGCGTGTGTATCAGGCGATTGGCGAAGTGTTCGGCGCCCCCACAATTATGAAAGGGTTCACACCCGAGGGGCGTGCGAGGGTATTGGCGGACCACTGGAGGGAGTTTGATGCTCCAGTGGCCGTCGGGCAGGACTTCAGCAAGTTCGACCAGCACATCAGCAGGC